TCCAACTTGTCCCCAATCTGAACCAGATAACTTCACGCTCTTGAACCGAATAAAATTCGTATTGATCCAAAGAATAGACAAGTGGAGCAATCATTCGTACTCCGCCTTCAGAATTGTAATAATTAACTATTGGATATAACCCATTTGCTATTGCTTCATAAATTTGCGTTTTAGTGGTTGTGCCATATGTGACCCAGTAAATTCCTTTAATATTACCGATTAATCCTTCGATTCGTGCTTCTTCAGACTGCGCTCTTGAGGTTTCGCTTGAGATTGCTGTTGTGTTGGCGGTGATTCGACCGTTCAGCGTATTCTCTGCGTCTGTTGCTCTGGTCACCTCGGTACGCAGGTCGGTGCCGACAGCCGTAACCGCATTGCCAACACTATTTACCGCTGAGATTCGTGCCTGACTCTCAGCTGTGAGTTCCGCTTTTGTTGCGTAGATCTGAGAAGCCTCTGTGCGGATTGCAGTCTCGGCGTTTGTGGCTCTGGTGACCTCTTCCGTAATATCGGAAGTGAGTTGTGTGACCGCACCTGACACTGCCTGATTCTGGATCGGATTTGCCGACTCAGCATCAAGCGTCGAGTCAACAATGATTGAATACTCATGCGAGCCTTCTTCATCTGTCACCATGATTGAATATCCTTCTGCACCCTGTTCAATGGTGATAGAAGGCGAATAACCGTCTTTTCCGTTTCTGATATAAAACTTGCTCTGCTGACCATTCGTCAGAGTGCATGTGATTTCATTAGGAACTTCAGGATCTTCTGATGTGACTGTCTGTTCGATTCTTGCAATGCCGGTTCCAAACACTGTTGCCAGAGGAACGGATATTGTCTGATCGTCAGAGCTGAGAGCTACCATAATTTCAGCCATTACAGTACCTCCTCATGAATGACATCATATACAGTTTCTTTTTCAATATCGGTTGACCGCACAGTGCCATCATCAAACTTAACCTTGACCTGTCTTCTCACTCTCCCTTTCGCAAATGCGTTTGTTTCTTCCTGTGTGAGAGTGGCGTAACCGGAATTCTCACCGATCTCAATTCTTCCTTCAGACATGTGAAGATTAAGTTCGTTACCGTCCTGTTCAAACGCCAGACAGATATCTGCAATTCTTGACGTATCAACCTGTGAAAGGTCGAGGATGTATGTCGGTGTAGTACCCCTTCTCATTCTTCATCCTCCAGAAACGTGACATATGGCGATACCGCAAGAAACGCCTCAATCTCATTTACCTTGTCGATAAGATCCTGAATCTTCGTGGGATCACCGATTGCAGCACCGATTGCAGCTTCAAGTGCCGAAACACTGTCTGCCATCGTGTTGACGTAATCTTTCATCTGGTTATGGAGGCGCATCAGCTGTTCTCTGGCAGCCGATTCACTCCCCGGATCAGGAAATGACGATGCGTCTTCAAACCCTTTATCAGGAGTAAAACTGAATCTATCCATTATTTAATCTCCTTCACTACCGTGTATTCCATCTTGATTCCTGAAATGGACATGTCACGGTTGACCTGATTGTTTTCAAGCAATATTCCGAAAAGCATGACTTTCTTGATTGAACACTTCCTTGCAAATGTCTTTGCAAACTGAAGGAATGTCCAGCCGAAAGTAGACCATTCAAACGATGACCAGAGCTTATCGGGAACGTTGATATCTTCAGGATCAGTTTCACCTTCAGGTACTTCATCCGTCAGATATGTAATGTGAATAATTGTCGGCGTGTCAGCTCTTACTTCAAAGAATGCCTTCTTGATTGTCTTCAGGCTTTCGTATGCATAGAAGTCAAACATCGGTGTCTGGAAGACTGCGTGAATCGCTTCACCGAAGTCATTCAGTGAATTGTCAAACTTGCAGAGGTAATTCCCCGACCCGTAGTAAAACTTCCTGTCCAGCTGAACCCAGCATGTCACAGGTGAGCCGTGTCCGATCTTATCCCATTTGTACCATGACGTTGCTTTCGCCATTTCGTCTGCTGAGTACTTGTTGGAATCGGAGAACGGAGCGTTTGCGTAATCCCACATGTAGGCATCACGGTTTATAAACAGAATGTACTTCCCGTCATAATCGGCAGCGAGGCATGTTTCAAGATTATCCTCCTGAAGAAGACCGTTCGCTCGTTCACCGCCGTTGATGTTTCTTGACACCACCCTGACGTTTCTTTCATCAAGGATTACTGTTGAACACAAGGTACAGATTCCGAATTCCTTTGATCCCCATGTAAGACGGTTATCAATGTACTGGATTGTTCCAGGCATGTCGCATCCGATCTCGTTATTGACCGGCATACTCGACAGGAACACTGACTTTGTGCCTGATGTATCCTCTCCAAAGTTGTAACTGATCGAATAAATCTCTGTCGGTTTAAACACGATCAGCACGTTGTACTGAAGACCGAAACCTGTGATGTCATCCTCGGTCGAGCCGATGGTCATGTTCGCCTGTTCAGGGAAGTACGATGCGTCATAAGTCCCCGAATAGTAAAACTGACTTGTTCCGTTACCGGCCAGAAACAGATGAGAGGAATTGTTTCCGCCATACGCCAGAGCGTACTTGCATTTCATGATTGAACCGGTGTACTTCTCAGCTTCGGAATCAGCCATGTTTGCTGTGATAACAACATTGTTCTGACCGGAACCCGGAGCCTGCGTGAAGGTGACCACGCCTGTGTTGTAGTTGACCGTGAAGTCTGTGCCGATCGTCTTCTCAGCGTTACCTACCACGACCTTAACAGGCTTGGAAGAATTGAGCTTCGTCATCGTCAGATGGTAGGCTGTTGATGTGCCGTCACCGTTGAACGTATTTTTGAACGATGTCCCCAAACGATTGTAGTTTTCGATCAGATCAGAATAAGACCCGTCCGGTTTGCGGTTGATGCAGACATCCGGAGCGTACGGTTCAACCTCTGAACATGTTTCTCCGTCATACTGAAGATATTTATCCTCGTTGAGGAAATACAGTAACTTGTTAAACGAAAAGAAAATACCCTTCTTGAGGGTGCCGTTGTATACGACGGTTCTTGTACCATCGTATTTGTAGATCCCGGATGAAGTCTGAACGTATAAATCACCCTTGTACTTTGCCATCGCCATGATCTCAGAACCGAAGTCAAACACTTCAGTCTGACCGTAACGTTTCCCGAAGACACCGTTCTTATACATCATGTTAAGCATCTTCGGTGACTGAGACAAAGGCAGAGTGTAATCAAGATCCTGAAGGTTCAGACCGCCTGATCCGGGCTTGTTCAGTGCCAGTAATTTATACTCGGCAGCTGCGTGAGACTGCTGTGCAATAATAGGCATTACCAACCTCCATACGCATCTTCAATACTCTCTTCATTCCCTCTCATATAAGCCATACGTGCGTTCTGGTAGTTACGGTAGAAGATGTCGTACTTGCTCAGATCGTCATCAATGAAGAAATGTGCTGCCAGACCGTAAGGGAGGACTTCCCGGTTTATCCGGTCATGATATGGAAGCTCGTCAGTGTCGAATTCAACACTCGGAATTTCATCCAGTTCGTCCTCACCTTCGGCCAGCAGGAGGGAATTTTCAAGGTCAAAATTCTCTGAAAGAAGAACATTGATCCACGGAATGTAATAATCGTCATAGTCACGTGACGTTTTCTTTTCGAACATCAGAGCTTTCGCCAGTTCGTATAATTCTTTAACTGTCATAATGATCTCCTTTCAGAGAACCTTGCGGTTCTCGTTTTTAATTAGGAAGAAGCCTTGGCTGCGAGTACACCGATTGTCTGGAATGTACCTGCACCGGCTTTAGCATTGGAATTGTATGTTGTGCTGTTGACCAGAGTCTTCATGACGAAGGCATCACCATAGTAACGGCCTTCAATCAGAGTACCAGAGATACCCGGCGCATCTGTGTGGATCTTCAGTTCAGAGATCTTGGTCGGAGCGAGGACAGACTTCTTATGTGTGAAGATAGCCTGATAAGTTACCGGGCTCTGACCAGTAGTAGTCATGTAGGAATCCGGCACTTCGACAACGATGATGTCCATGCACTTGCCGACAACGCCGTTGCTCAGAACCTTGGCGCCCAGTTTTTCAACAGAGATGAATTCCGGGTTACGGAGCAGTTTCGCATAGGTTGTGGAAGAGACATATGCGTACAGATCCTTATTGAAGTTGTAATTGAAGAACTTGCTGTGGGCATCAATGAACATGTCCAGAACTGTGGATGCTGTGACAGCAGTACCACTCTGAGCAGAGGTCTGGCCTGCGGCGGCGCCCCATGTCTGAAGTGCATATGCATCGAAGAACGGAGTGACCTGTTCGCCGATTTCTGCCTTGACCACTTCGCCTGTCTTCTTCGCCATCATCTGATCTTCGTAGTTACCACGGTCGATGACGATTGCGAAGGACTTGTCCTGTGTCAGAAGCATTGTCTGAACATCATCCTGCAGTTCAGCCGGAGTGCCGTAACGGTTGCCGGATGCCGCCCGGTTATAATTGTTCAGCGGCTGAGTGATTGCGGTCAGGACATTGATGGAAGAAACGCCTGTCCATTTGTAGTCTGTGTTGACTTTGCCAGTCAGAATAGATGCCTTTGTATAGGCCTGAGCCAGTTTGGACTCATATTTTGTCGCAAGATTAATACCTACTGCCATTTTCTTATCCTCCTAAAAGACCCTGTAAGAACGGGTCACCGTCTGTATCACTTCCGGCGTTATCAGAAAGATTCCCTGTGGCTTTTGCCTTGTTTGCCTGATTTGTCCGGGCCGCTTCAAGTTCGCTTCTCAGCCGCTTGTTCTCAAAGGCCCGGTAGGCACTGAGCAGTGTCTCACCCCGGAGATTGATGTCGTCCACCACTTCCTGTGGGAGAGTTCGAATGTCTACGTCCGGGTAGGTTTCGAGGAAGGCCTCTACCTGATCCCTCGCCTTTTGCTGTCTGACATTCTGCATCTGCTGTCTCTGCATGGCATCCTGCTGAGCACGGAGGTTGATCTGGTTTTGATACTCCGCTCTGGCGTACTGGTTTGCCACTTCGTCTGAGACATCAGGGTTCTTCTGTTTGAAGTCGTTAGCAATACGGGTAATGTTGGATTCCTCTTGGAATCTCTGGAGCCGCTGAGCATAATCCTCGAGCGAAAGTCCGGCACGTCTTGCCTGCTCTTCGAACACCTGTCTTGTCGGGTCGTTCTGCAGTGCGTTGAGCCGTTCCATTACCTTGTCATAATTCCTGCCCTTCTGGGCGTACTCTATGGCCTGCTCTTTGGTTAATGATTCAACCGCTCCGTTGTACTTGATGTCCAGTCTCCAATCATCCTTGGGCTGTTCAGGCGTCTCCGTGGTTTCGGTTTCGTGAACTTCCCCGCTCTCATCGGAACTGTCATCAGATGTTGTGTAGACCTCGTCAAAAGACAGGTCATCGTTTTCCATGGATTCAATCTGGTTGGTATTTTCTTCCATGTGTTCTCCTTTGGCCTATGGTTGGGCCATATAAAAAACCTACTTTTCAGCAGGCTCTTTATCCTTAGGTTCTTCTGGTTTGCCAATGGATGTACCGCAGTGGTCACATTCAAAGTAGAAGATGTTTCCCGGCGCTTCTTTCCGGGTCATGTTTCTCTTACACTTGGGACATTTCATTGATAAAAGTTCTCCTTTGCTGATGCGTAAACTTCATTCAACTGCTCGTCACCGTACATGCCTGCAGGGGCACGATTGTCCTGACCGTCACGCATTCCCGGTGTTACTCCCGGCTGAGCCTCTTCGACCGTTTCCGGGGCCTGAGCGGCCGCCTCCTGTTGCATCTGCATCATCTGCATACGCTGAGCCTCTGCCTGCTGTTCCTTAATCTTGTCGATCAGTTTAGCCTTGCCCGGGATGTACTTTTCCGGGATGAGATCAAGATACATGAGCGGATCAGTAATGATTCCTCTATCGAACATGGAATCGGCAGTCTGTACCTGAGTGGTTTCACTCCAGTAAGAGGACTGGCCTACCTCAACAGACAGGTCATAGTTCATGTTGTGAAAGATGGAGAAGTCCATCACCATGCTGGTCGGATAATGTTCAACCATCATCTCGTCATAGGTCGGCTGATTGCCCAGTGCCTTGGACTGGATCTCGGTCATCTTAACCATTCTTCTGCCATAGTCGGTAGCCATGATATCAATGACGATCCGAACCACGTCTTCATAGAACTGCTGGAAGTCCAGTTTCTGAATTTCAAGCGGAACGGAAGATGCCTGCTGAACAGCGACAATAGCGCTCGTGTTATTCGGGTTTGTAAGTTCGCCCAATGCGCTATCCGAAGCGCCCATAAGTTCCTTAGTGTACTGGATAGTAGAGTCGATCCATTGAATGATCTGGTTGGAGGAGTCAGGAGCCTTGACAGCATCA